AAATCGTTTCAGCCCGTCACTAAGGTCTGCCAATTCTTGGAGCAACTCCCACACATCAAAGGCGAGTGGGGTTCAGAGTATTTAGAGTTAGAGCCGTGGCAAGTGTTCGCGGTTTCCTGTGTTTTTGGTTGGATAAAGCCCGATGGCTTTCGCCGCTTTAGGACGGCATACTTGGAGGTTCCAAGAAAGAACGGTAAGACGTTTCTTGCTGCTGGAATAGGTCTCTACCTTCTGTGCATGGATCATGAGAAAGGCGCAGAGGTTTACTCGGTCGCGGTAAAAAAAGATCAGGCCCGAATAAGTTGGCTGATTGCAAAGGCGCAGGTTTTGGCATCGCCAGACCTTAGGGCTTATTGCGGTGTTGAAGCGTTAAAGCATTCGATATTTATTGAAGAAAAGAATTCGATGTTCTTGCCTCTCGCGTCTGATGCCGACTCGCTCGATGGCTTAAACGTACATGGGGCAATCGTTGATGAACTTCATGCTCACAGATCGCGCGAGGTTTTTGATGTAATTCGCACAGCCAGAGGTTCCCGACAACAATCTTTGCTGTTTATCATTACCACGGCTGGGAGCGACCGTTCTGGTGTTTGCTATGAGCAGCGAGAGTACATTACCAAGCTTTTGCAGAGCGTGTTTTCTGACGATGGCTCGGAGTCATACTGGGGGATTATTTACACGCTTGATGACGATGACATAGAGAACCTATGGAAGTCTCCAGAACTGCTTGAAAAGGCGAACCCAAACTACGGAGTTTCTGTTCTCCCTTTTGAGATTCTGGGCGAGTATTCGCAAGCGAAGCAAACTCCGTCGGCTCAAAACAACTTCTTAACCAAGCGGGCGAACGTGTGGGTCAACGCTGATACGGCGTGGATGCAGATGCACCGCTGGGATCAGTGCAAGAATGAATCGCTGAGGCTCGAAGATTTCGACGGCAAGCGTTGCATTGTTGGCGCTGACTTTGCCTCGAAGATTGACATAGCCGCGATCTGTTTACTGTTTGAAGAGAACGGCGTTCTGTATCCGTTCCTGCGGTACTACCTTCCCGATGAGACGGTGCGAAACTCTAGCAACGATCAATACTCGGGATGGTGGCGCGACGGTTTGTTGACGGTGACGCCGGGCCAGATCATCGACTTTGACTACATCGAGCATGATTGCAGCGACTTCGCCAGCCGCTTTGAGATACCGGAGTTTGCTTACGATCCGTTTCAAGCGACACAGTTTGCAGGCCGAGCGATAAACAACGGCTGGAACATGATCGAGGTTCGCCCAACGGTGCTCAACTTCTCTGAGCCAATGAAGGAACTAGAGGCGCGGGTTCTTGCAAAAACGATCCAACATAACGACCCTATTCTGACTTGGATGGTGAGCAACGTAGTCGGGCATTACGATGCCAAGGACAATATCTATCCGCGCCGGGAAAGACCAGAAAATAAGATTGACGGTGTGATTGCGCTACTCATGGCGCTCAACCGTTACATGAATCCGGCAGACGAAAACACGTCTATTTATAACAAGCGCGGCCTGCGAGTAATTGATTAATGTTTGAATGGCTTAAACAAAAGAAACAAGGGCCGCAGAACCTTGCGCTCTCAGACTCGCGTGGATGGGGAATCTTCTCTGCCAAGACGGGGTCGGGTGTTGCGGTATCGGTCGAACAGGCTATGCGTATCACGGCTGTGTATGCGTGTGTTCGTATCATTGCTGAGGGCATAGCCAGCACACCTATTCACATCTACAAGAACAGGTCAGACGGTGGCAAGGATCGAGAGGGCAGACACCCCTTGTCTGTTGTGTTCGGAGGCATCCCGAATGATGAGAACACGACTCAAGAACTCTTGGAATATGTGCTCTCATCCCTGCTACTTCATGGCAATTCATACTGTGAAGTGACGCGGCGCAGCGGAAAGGTTGTGGCGCTTGATCCTCTCGACGCGACCTGCATGACTCCACGGCGATTAAGCACGGGCGATTTGGTCTTTGATTACCGCACATCAGGCGGGTTGAGAACGTACACCAAGAAAGACCTATGGCGCGTGACTGGTCTGAGCAAGGACGGTGTGAACGGATACAGCCCTATCACTCAGGCTCGCGAGGCTTTAGGCGTTGCAGTGGCGGCAGAACTTCACGCCAGCAAGACGTTCAGCAACGGCGCAAGCATCCCCGGTGTCTTTGAGATTGACCGCGCACTGAGCGATGAAGGCTTTGATCGGTTGAAAGCACAGCTAACGGGCGGCACAAAGTTGGGCGACATGATGAAGCCCATGCTGCTTGAAGAGGGGTTGAAGTATCACTCAATCTCAATGACGCTTGCCGATGCTCAATTTATCGAATCACGCAAGTTCCAGATTGCCGAGATCGCCCGTATGTTTGCAGTGCCGCTTCACAAACTGGCGGAACTTTCTAACGCGACTTTCAGCAACATTGAGCATCAGTCGCTTGAGATGGTTCGCGATACCTACCGCCCGTGGTGTAGCCGCATCGAACAGACCATTCGCCGCGACCTTCTGACGATGGGTGAGCGGCAGGATTACTTTGCCGAGTTCAACCTAGAGGGACTGCTTCGAGGTGATACCACCACACGTTACGCGGCCCACGCATCAGCGATCACTATGGGTTGGAAAACCCGCAACGAGGTGCGCCAGCTTGAGCGCATGAATGTATCGCCGGGTCTTGACGAATTCCTTGTTCCGCTAAACATGGGCAACGAATCCGAGAAGGCCGCAGATGACACACCTCAACCCACTGAAGCTAGTGCGGCTCTTGCTGCATTAGAGGCGCGCCAAGTCAAGGCGATCACCTGTGAACTAGGGCGCCCTGATTTTAACGAGTGGGTTAAGGATTACTACTCACGCTTGCCAGCAAAGATAGACGCTGACAAGGACACGGCAGAAGCGTACTGCGCTAAACAGTTGGCGGCAATCTTAGCCGCTGACGATGTGGCTGAACTGATTAAGGATTGGAAATGAATGAGATTCAAATATACGGCGGCATTGGTGCTGACGGTTGGGAAGATGTAGTTGGTGCGGCTGACGTTAAAGCCATGCTCGATGAGATTGGCGAGGTTGACAAAATCACAGTTCGCCTTAATTCACCCGGCGGTGATGTATTTGAGGGCATAGCAATATACAACCTGCTCGCCCAGAACCCTGCTGAGATTGAGTTATACATTGACGGCTGGGCGGCATCGGCAGCTTCGATCATCGCGTGTGCTGGTGATTCTGTGATTATGGGCACGGGGGCACAGATAATGATTCACAACCCGTGGACGATTACGATGGGCGAGGCTTCGGACTTCCGCGCTGAAGCCGACGTTCTTGATGGTGTTAAGGAGTCTTTGATTGAAATCTACCAAACCAAAGTCAAGTCAACCCACAAACAGCTTTCCGACTGGATGGATTCAGAAAAGTGGATTCGTACAGCCGAGGCACAAGAGCTTGGCTTTGCTACTTCGACAACTAAAGAAGTCAAGAATCTACGGAGTTTATCTAACTGCCGATGGATCAAGAACGCCGAAGAGCTAGAGGTGCTGCCACCCGTTGAAGAGGTCGGCGCAGTTCAGCTATCGAGAGCAGACAACCCGCGTGATGTGCACCTTCACTATCTGGACTTCTTAGCCCAATCGCAGCGCATTCAGTTATCGAGAAAGAATTAAGGCCTTTAGCCGGAATAGCTAAAGGAACGCAGCCGGAATAGCTGCTGAACAACCCGCCATTGAGCGGGTTTTTTATTGCATGAAATTTAGGAATTAACAATATGAAAGACATTAACGATCTTTTGCAAGAGCGCGGCAATCTGGTTGACCAGATGAAAGCAATCTCTGCAAAGAACCCTGAAGGCTTCAGTGATGAAGTGCAGGCCGAGTATGCTGCTTTAGATGTTCGTCAAGAAGCTGTTAAAGCATCTGCCGACCGTTTGCACAAAGAAGAGCAGATTGCCCATGAGTTAGCGACTGCACCCAAAGCGCAGAAGATTGCTCTTGAGCAGAAGTTTGAAGGCAAACCAATCAATAGCCCAGAGTATGTGAAAGCGTTGAACGCCCACATCAGAACGGGCAAGTACAGCAACGCTCTTGAAGTAGGCACGGATTCTGAAGGCGGCCACCTTGTAAGTGACGCTTTCGATATGATGTTTCGTGAAATCCGCGACGACTACAACCCGCTTCGTGCTTACTTTGACGTAATCACCAGCACTGGCGACCATAACATTCGTGTGGAATCTACGCTGGGTGTTTCTGCATGGACAGCAGAAGAGGGCACTGTCTCTGAAGCGGCTCCCGCTTTCGGCAACGTGGCTTTGCTTGCTCACAAGCTAACACGGCTGGTGAAGGTTTCTCAGGAGCTTTTGCAAGACTCAGACTTTGGCATTGAAGCTTATCTGGCAAGTGCTATCGGTCGGTCACACGGACTGGCTGAAGAGGCTGCTTTCATTGGTGGCTTAGGTGCAGGTTCTAATCAGCCTACGGGCCTGATGGCTGGTGCTGGTGCTGCTGCGACCTCTGAAACTGCCATCACTGAAGAGGCGCTTCTTGACCTGTTCTATGGTTTGAATCGGGTTTACCGCAGCAACGCCACTTGGATTTTCTCTGATGCTTCTGTTCGCGTTATCCGTGGCATTGAGAACGGCAGTGGTGACAAAATCTGGCAGCCTTCTTTGGTCGCTGGTGTTCCTGATGCCATCATGGGTCGTCCGTACCTTACCTCTGTTTACATGGGCGATGCGGCTGCATCACCTCAAGAGGTTGTCGGCATCTTTGGTGATCTCAAGAACTACACTGTTGCAGACCGCACTGGCTTGAGCGTTCAGCGTCTTGATGAGCTTTATGCAACGACTGGTCAGGTTGGCTTTCAAGCATGGTCACGCACTGATGGCAAGGTAGTTCAGGCCGCTGGTATCAAGAAACTGACTCTTGCAGCTAGCTAGTAAGTAAGTGGAAAAAAGAGGGGCGGCCTAGTGTCGCCCCTTTTTACTTGGAGTTTCAATGGGAATCAATGTCACAACTGCGCCAACTGAAGAGCCAGTCACGCTTGCTCAGGCAAAGGTACACCTAGGCTTGTTTTCAAGCGACGATGACAGCATGGTTACTAGCCTAATCAAAGCGGCGCGCCAGAGTGTTGAGATGTACACGGGCAGGGCTATCTGTACTCAGACGGTCACGCTTACTCTTGATTCATTCCCTGCGGTCATTAGCTTGCCGCGTCTACCAGTTCAATCAATCACTAGCATCAGCTACATTGATGAGAACGGCGACAATCAAAGTTTTACTACTTTCAAGGCTGATCTGACTGGTTCAGTTCATGCCCGCATCAATCCGTCCTATGGCGAGGTGTTCCCCGCCACTCGCGCTGAGACAGGCGCGGTAACGATTGTGTATGTATGCGGCTGGGGAAACCCAACCGCATCGCCCGACCCTGTTCCTTTTCCTGTGAAGCAAGCCGTTCTGTTACTGACTAGCTCGATGTACAACAACAGAGAGAACGAAATCATAGGAACGATCACCTCAACCTTGCCTATTAACGTGAAATGGCTTCTGTCGCCCTACCGTTTAAACCAGACCTAGAGGGCAAGACGGCTGTTGTTATCGCTGGCGGCCCGAGTCTGACGAGAGAAGATTGCGAATACGCCGAGAAATCGGGCGCGGTCTTGTTTGGCGTGAATGATGCGTACCGGATAGCCGCGCTTGATGTGCTGTATGCGTCCGACTATTCGTGGCTCAAGCACCATTGGGGCAGCTTTGAAGCGTCACAGACTCTCGTGGTGTCACAGGTTCACGGCGAGACGGCTTCGATTGATCTGCCCATCTATC